TCATCGGGGGTTATAATTGCATATCTATAATTATACTCATGGCAAGTCTTTATTGCAAGTTGTGGGTCAACTTCTACAACTTCCATTTCAGGATAATCATCCGCTTCTAAAAGACCTGCAAATCTTTCTGCATCATCTTCATCTTGGAAAAAGTACAGGGTCTTATCGCCATCGTCATCCGCTACCGCATATGCGCCGTCTTCATCTCCGTATGGCGTGATCATGTACATACTTATTCTATTTCGCAGGCTTCTTGGTAGACCTCTCGTAAAAGGGTTTTGACTTTTTCTTTATCCAAGTCAAAATCAGAGTCCTCAACATATTTATTTAAAATAGTGATCGTATCCTCTATTTTTTCTTGATCAAAATCCACATCATCATCATTAACTTCAAAGTTTTCAACGATCTTAATGTCTACAACTCCAGTTTTATAGATCTTATCTACAAACTTTTCAAAAAGAAGTTGATCTGATTTTTTGCGAACAATAATCTTAACAATCTTATCCTTACAGGAAGTTGTATTGAATAGTTTTGGATTTTGATCCTCATAATAAATCCTTTCAAACATATTATAAGGATTTTGAACGAACTCTAATTCAAAAGTTTGAGTATCAAAAAAGTTAAATCCTCTTTTATCATCTATATCATTCCAATAAAGTTGATAAGGATTTCCAAGATAGAAAATCTTTCCGTTATTAGAACGAGTATGATAGTGTCCAGAACATACGATTCTAAAGTTATCAAAAACATTAACTTCCATTCCATGTTGTTGAACATTTCCTGGATACACACTAAATCCTTGAAGTTCAAGATGACCAAAAGCAGCTTTGGCTTTGGTTTTAGAAAGTTTCTCTAAGGTCTCATCACGATTCTCAGGAGAAATCCACGGAATCATGAATGTTTTCAATCCAGCAACTTCATATTCACCAGGACTAGAAATAGGAACAATGTTGTCATACTCTCTTAACAGGGACTCAATAGAGTTGACTTCATTGGTATTTTTATAGTATGCATCATGGTTTCCAACAATTTGATATACTTTGACACCAAGATCACGGAAACGATCATAAACATTTTCCTTTGCCCAATTCAGAGCCCAGAAATCTACACTTTTACGATTATCAAATGCATCGCCTAAGTGAATACAATGTTTGATATTCCTTCTTTCTAGTTCAGGAAAGAAAACATCCTCATAAAACTTTTTAAAATAATCATGAAAGGTTTTACTACCTTTTCTGGCACCATAATGGGTGTCAGTCACACAAGCAATTAATGTCATTGATACATTTTTGTTTGAATGGAATCTTTAATACTATTATAGTCGGAAGCGTTTCCATAGTCATCATCTACAGTAAATACTTCATCATATCCAGATCTTTCAATAATCTTGGAACGAATTTCCATCTGTTTCTTTTCTTTTTGAATTCTTCTCAAAAATGCGTAGTGAATAATCTGAGTAAAATAAGCAAAAGGATTAGAAGACTTTTCTGGATTAAAGTTGTGAATGTATTGCACACAGTTCTCAATACCGTCACAAATCATATCCTCTCGGAACATGTAATTGACAAAGTTTGGTTTGTAAGATAAGTGCGTAGCAATCTTGAGGAAACACTCTCCGAGATAGTTGGTAATACGGGGTTTTGGTTCACCATTCTCCGCAGCTACCTTAACCTTTCTCTTGTATTCACATATCGCTTCTAAAAATTCTTTATTATTTACATAATGTTCAGATCTTTTTCTTTTTGGTGCCTGCATTTCATGAGTCCCTGTTAATATTAAGTGTTCTTATTATAACAGAATGTTCGGCTATTGACAATGGCTTGCAAAAGTTGGTACAATTACTCTGTGGAGTTTCAAAGATTAGCTTTCTTTAATATCTGATTGGCCTCTATAAAGTTTTTCAAATCTTTTTCTTGCTTCAGAAACTGACGAGAGATATCCCATTTCTGGAGTGAGAGAATTTTTTGAGTTTTTCTTATCTTTTTGTCTTAAAAATTTGTGATACATTTCAATAGTTTCTTCATCACGAACTTCACTGATTGTCAAAACTTTATCCATATCCATTAAAAATGTATCATCATCAGCAAATTTAAGCCATGGATCTATCTTGTATCCTTGCATTCCAATTTGTTTCATGACAACAACTTCTATAATAACAGGATTATTAAGTATCAACATTGTTCTACCTTCTTCTTCAGAAGGACAAACAATGGAGAATATTTCTTCTCCAGATACTAATTTAATTACTGCATAGAAATCTTCTTCCATCATTCTTTTAAATTAACTTGAACAAATTCGTAGTTAAAATTCTCTTCATTATAAATTTTGACTCTCTCTATCAGATGATTTAATGTATAGTTTTTTCTTGAATTTTTAGTGCAATCATCGGCAATATCATAAAGTACTGCTTGAGTTTTATTATCACCTTTTCTTAAAACTCTTCCGATTGACTGAAGATTACGGATTCTAGACTTTGAAGGTGAAGCAAAAATAACATTGTGTAGATTTTTAATGTTAATACCAGTAGAGAATGTTCCGTATGATGCCACAATAATTGCATTCTCCTCTCTTTCAGTAATCTCTCTAACCAATTCTCTTTCTTCTGCGTCTATTCCACCGTGTACATAAAAAACTTTACGACCATCCTTTGCAGAATTATTTATTGATTCATATAAAGGTTGACCATGAGTTTCAACTCTAGAAAAAAGAACGAGAGTATTTCCTTTCAAATCCAAAGCTAAATTTTTAATAAAGTTATTTCGTTTTGGATGTCCAATAATAAATTGAACTTCATCTTCAAAATTTTCAAATTGTTGTGGATTATGTTTGAGAATAATAATTTTGATTTGAAGTTTAGAGAGATGTCCTTTATCAATTAGCTCTTTAGTTTGAGTGACTTTGTAGGATGGGCCAAATAAACCCTCCAATACCCATTTATGTGTTTGAGTTCCATCAAGAGTACCCGTAAAACCGAACCTATATTTTGTATTATCCAGTTTAGTCATGATTCCAACTAAAGACTTGGATTTAAATTGATGAGCCTCATCGCCAATAACTACATCAAAAGCATCATAAAAATTTCTAGGAAGTTTGTAGATAGACTGCCAAGTGGTGATAACTACAGGATACTCATTAGTCTTCTCACGACCGCTGTATATGCGGTGGCAATAGTCCTCTGCGTTCCATCCGTAGTCCTGGAAGTCTTTGAACATCTGTTCAACCAGGGAGGTTGTAGGGACCACTAGGAGGATCTTTTGATCTCTTTCTGCAAAGTATCTGACAATAGAGTAAATCATCAATGACTTACCTGATGCAGTTGGTGATATTAAAAGTTTACGATTATATCTCAGTGCATCATAAACTGCATCAACCTGATAATCTCTTGGTTTGTGTTTAGAGATGCGAGTCATGTAATCTTTGACTCCTTCATAAGAAATCATTTCATTCTCTTCTAAAGGAGTTCCATAGAACTTATTATTTTTAAACTCTACTTTATAGTCCCACTTTTTTGCCCAAGAAACTACCTTGTCAAGAAGACCAACATAGATTTCTCCAGTATGAGTTGAAAAAAGACGAATCTTTCCATCCCAATACTTACTTCTGTACTGAGGCATGAATTTAGCCCCAGGTACATCAAAAGTAAAATGTTCCGATAGTTCTTGATAGATATGAGGTTCTGCTTCTATCTTCAGGAATACTTCGTTCTTTTTCGCAATTACAATATCAGTCATATCCTCTAATAAATTTCTGCCACTCAATTGCATTTTTGAGCTGATATGTTCTATTTAATATAGTTTTAAGAATGCTCTCTAGATAATTGAGCATCATTTGATAGTACTCAATCTTAGTTTGGCACTTAATTAAATCCTCATCAGCATCCAGATACTTATCTAAATCTGGTTTAAGTACTTTATGGTCAAACGGTTTTTCTATATAAACTTCTGGTTCAGCTCTACCAGTGTAGTACTGCCACTTTTCCTTCTTTAAGATCTTATATTTGTTTTCCTGAGCCTTCTTTAAGGTTAGGATATTGTTGAAGATCTTATAATATTTTGCATGAAGACTTGGAATCTTTACCGATTCAACATGCAGATTGTCTTCGTCAATTTTTGAGTCTTCTTCCCAAAGTGTTTGAATTTCATCCAGGTTCATAGTTGTAGATTTTATAAAGAACATACTTAAAGGTTACTGTAGCCACGGCATACTGCACATCTTGTATGGTGGCATCAAAATCAATATCAGAAAGAGATGTTGGGAACATTCCCTGAAATTTTACAAGTGATGATGGTTGAAAATTACTATTGTAGATAATTAAAGTTCCATCGGAAACATTGGGATCTTGAGTTGGATTTACGGGATCACTTTGCATCCATTCCATGTATTCATATACACTTTCTGGATAACCCAAACCTCTCATCCAACTTTGAACAATATTGTAATTTTCTAGATTTTCATCAATGTTAAAAGTTAATCGAAAATCATCAAAAATAAGTTTATCACCTGGAATGGGAATATCCTTTAGATATGTTGGTTGAATTGCAACTCCTAAATTGATTCCAGGGACATTTGCTGATTTTGAAAAGAAATCTACTTTTGGTGCTCTAGCAAGATTAAACTTAAACCCTAGAGGACTTAGAAAATTTCTATTTGCAATTTGTCTATCAAAAGCACCAGACATGGTTTTTACTTTTATTTATTTGCAATAAAAAAGGGTCCTTTCGGACCCCGAATCTGAAGAGTTGTGAAATGGATCACATGAGGTTGGAAACCTTGACTCTTCTGTAGTAACGGTTTGCATTGAGGCGGAGTCTTCCGAGTCCCTGATCGGTTCCTTCTGCAAATGGGTTGGCAACAATACCATAACGGGTCTTGAAGCCAATTTTTGGTTGGAAGGTGTCCTGACCGACGGCACGAACCATCTGGAGAGGAACATATGGGCAGTAGAAGATACCAGCGTCATATGCGCTAGAACCCTTATAACCTACAACATAATACTGATCTGCAGCAACATTAGCAGCATATGGGTCAATGTATACACGATACTTACCTTGGAGAACACCAGCGAAGGTGTTACCAGTGTCATCAACATTCAGGTTAGCGTTGAGTGCAGGGGTGTAATCAAGTACACCAGCCATGGTTAGAGCAGACGCAACATCAGCGGAGCAGATGATGGTGTTGCCCTTTCCTCTACGAGTTCTCTGAGCGATAGCGTTTGCATCTCTCTCGATCTGGAAGAGTAGACCCTTGAACTTCTCAACTGACCAACGACCGTTGGAGTCAACATCAAGGTCAAATACACCAGCGGTAGCAGTGTTAACAGCAGCACCTTGCTCAGCAACCTTATAGATGGTTCTGATAACTTCTCTGTTGATTTCAGCAAGGATCTCAGTGGAGAGAATGTTAGCAAGTTCTG